TTGGAACCTTTAGAGATAGAAATCTCGAAACTTATGAAGGTTATGAATACATTGATGTTTATGCAACTCTCACTGGAGCAGGAACCAGTGTGAAGAAGGGGGGTGTATCTCTCGCGAGAGGAACCGTCACATTTACCTAATAAATAACAAAAAATAGTGTCACAAAATGGCAGCGATAATTACTGATCAACTTCGTATTTTAAATGCAAAGAACTTCGTTGCTGGAATTCAATCCAGTGACAATTCTTACTATGCATTTATTGGTCTCCCAAATGCACTGAGTTATCAGGCAACATGGGACCAGAGTCCACCAACTCCAATCGACAGTCTCAATCAATCAAATGATGATTGGGATACGATGTTGGCGATGAAGAAGATCAACTCCAGCGATGTCTCACAGGTCGTTCGTAAAAACGTTTGGACTTCCGGGATCACATATGATATGTGGAGAAACGACATTAGTCGTAACAACCCTTCACAACCCTCTGGTTCTTTTGATATCTATTCTGCCAATTATTATGTGATGAACTCTGATTACAGAGTTTATATTTGTCTTTTCAATAATGCAAATCCAGAGAATAACTTCAATGGTGGTCCTTCTCTGGATGAACCAACATTTACTGACCTGGAACCCAAGGAGGCAGGTAACAGTGGTGATGGATACATTTGGAAATATCTTTACACCATTCCTCCCAATCAAGCAATCAAGTTTGATTCCACCAATTATATTCCTGTTCCCACCGACTGGTACACAAATGTCAAAGATGCACCTGTAAGAGAAAATGCATCATCTGGAGGACAACTGAAGGTTGTTACCATTAGAAACAGAGGTGTGGGTCTTGGAACTGCTAACACAACTTACACCAATGTTCCTATTCTTGGTGATGGTTCTGGAGGACAAGCAACCATTGTGGTGAATAATGACTCTAAGGTGGAGTCGGTGACTGTGTCGAAAGGTGGGAGAGGTTATACGTTTGGGACATTAGATCTTCCCGCTGGAGGTGTTCCCACTGGAACAACTGAACCCATCTTTAATGTTATTATCCCCCCTCAGGGTGGTCACGGAGCTGACATTTACAGAGAACTTGGAGCTTACAATGTTCTCACTTATGCAAGGTTTGAAAACGACACAGATAACCCAGACTTTATCACTGGTAACCAGTTTGCCAGAGTGGGTTTGGTAGAGAATCCAAAGGCAAATGGTTCCGATGAACTTTTGAATTCCGATAAGGCAAGTGCTGTTTATGCACTGAGACTGACTGGAGCTGGTTACAGTGAAGCTGTCTTTACTGCAGACTCATACATTACCCAAACAGTTGGTCTTGGTTCCACCGCGGTTGGTCGTGTGGTTTCTTATGATCCCATCACTGGTGTTCTGAAATATTGGCAGGATAAGACTAATTGTGGATTCAACTCCGATGGAACCTTAAATGCCAACCCAATTTATGGATTTAGGGAGAACAGATTTACTGCCGACATCACTGGAGGTGGGAGCCTCACAATCCTTGGTGGAAGCACAAATCTGGCAATTCAAACCTCATTCCAAGGTGTTTCTACTGTTCTAAATAGTAGGACATATTACCTGGGACAGAATTTCGTCAACGGTACTGCCCTTCCAGAGGTTGAAAAATACACTGGAAACATTATCTATGTTGACAACCGACCTTCGGTTACAAGGTCTGCATCTCAGAAAGAAGACGTAAAGATCATTTTGCAATTCTAAGAAATCATGCCACAGGAAACTAATCTCAACGTTGCTCCTTATTTTGACGATTTTGATTCTAATAGCAACTATTATAGAGTCCTCTTCAAACCAGCTTTTCCTGTACAGGCGAGGGAACTAAACAATCTTCAGTCTATTCTTCAGGGACAGATTGAAGACTTTGGTAACCACATCTTCAAGGAAGGCGCAAAGGTCATTCCGGGTCAGCTGACATATAACAAGAACTTTTATTGTGTTCAGGTTGAGCCGAGTTTTCTTGGTGTGCCAGTTACTCTTTATCTTGATCAGTTAGTTGGAAACTACATCAGAGGACAATCTTCTGGAGTCACGGCAAAAGTTATTTCTTATTTGACTCCCGATCAATCTGAGAGGGGAACCACAACTCTTTATCTGGAATATCACCAATCCAGTACAACGGACTTGGCGACTCAAACTTTCTCTGATAATGAAGTACTGGTTACTGAATCTAACATCAATTATGCAACAACCTTTATTGCAGAAGGAGAAGGTTTTGCTAAAACTCTGAGTCAGAGTTCAACTGCAACTGGTTCTTCCTTTGGTTTGGAGGATGGTGTTTATTACATCAGAGGTTTCTTTGTTGATGTTTATAAACAACTTCTGATTCTGGATCAGTACACTAACACACCTTCTTATCGCGTTGGTTTCCGTGTTACTGAGGAAGTGATTTCTGCTGATGTTGACCCTACACTGAATGATAACGCTCAAGGGTTCAATAACTACACTGCTCCGGGTGCAGATAGACTTAAGATCACTGCAACGCTAATCAAGATCCCATTGGATCAAATTGAGGATACGAGTTTTATCGAACTGGCAGAAGTTCAGAATGGTTATCTCAGAAAGTATGCCGATAACACAGAATACAATTACATTGGAGATGAACTCGCTAGAAGAACATTTGACGAATCTGGTCACTATTATGTGAAATCATTTGAGACTTCTGTAAAAGAGTCTCTGAACAATGGTTATGGTAATCGAGGAATCTACAATCCAGGTCAAACAACAACAACTGGATCTGAACCGAGTGAAGATCTGGCAATCTATAAAATCTCACCAGGTAAAGCATACGTTCGGGGATATGAGTGTGATGTTCGTTCTCCTGTATTCCTGGATTGTCCAAAACCAAGAACTACAGCACTTCTGGAATCACAGGGTATCAACTTTGCGTTTGGTCCCACCTTTGGTGTGAATCGTGTTTTCGGTTCTCCCACTCTTGGGTTTGATTCCACAAACACTGTGAGTCTCAGAAGTGAAAGGGTTGGTTCGGATCAGAAAGTCGCTGCGGGTAAAGAGATTGGAATCTCTCGTGTTTATGACTTTGCTCTGGAATCTGGTTCTTATGACACAACACTTCCCGACATCAACCAGTGGGATCTGTCTCTGTTTGATTTTCAAACTTACACAGACTTTGAAGTCAATGAGGCAGTCACTCTTACTACACCAACTTACATTCAAGGTAAGAACAGTGGTGCTTCTGCATTCCTGAGATATGATGTTTCAGCTGGAACTGCTTTCACTGCTTATGATGTGAAGGGTGAGTTCTTTATTGGCGAAAAACTGGAATTCAATGGTGTTGATAATAACTCCAGAACCGCAACAGACATTTCTAATTATGAGATCTCTGATGTTAAGTCAGTTTTTGGTATTGTTGGTGCTGCCTCCACCTTCTCTGCAGACTTGATCCCTTCAGTGAGAACCACCATTGGTATTGGTTCATTCACAGCAGCAAGTGGTGGTGTTTCAACTGTTACCACACCTTCTGGTGGTTTCCCTGGTATTGTCACCACTGGTAACCTGATCCAGTATTCTGATCCAATTAGCACAACTCCATCTTTGGCGAGAGTCACAACTGTCAACACTAACTCTTTGGTGATTGAGGCAGTTGAGAATGTTCCTGGATTTAGAGTTGGTGACCTTCCAACTTCTGATCTGAGTGTTACTGATTTGTCTGTCGTTGAGTCCAAGACTCAAACCATTCCTCAGAGTGGAAACACTGCCAATAACTTCTCACTTTATAGCATTTTCCCCAAGAAAAACATTTCCAATGTTGATCTGGATTCTTGTACTCTGACGATCAGAAAACAGTTCACTGTCAATATTAGTGGTGGAGAGACAACACCTATCAATTCAGACACAAATGAAGTATTCCTGGCTTTCGATGAGGAGAGATACACTCTGATTCGTTCTGATGGGTCAACAGAGGCTCTTACTTTGGATAAATTTGTTTTCACCAATGGAAACACAACTCTCCAAATTATTGGTCTTGGGTCCAATGACAATGGTGCTCTTCTTATCACCACACTGGAGAAAGGAAAGATTACCCCTAAGGTGAAGACTTATAATGTGAGTCAGAGTTTGGTAATCGATAAGTCTTCTTCTGCTGCATCTGGTGTTGGTGGAACCACACTGAATGATGGATTGACTTATGGTGATTTTCCATTTGGAACAAGAGTTCAGGATAATGTTATCTCTCTGAATGTTCCTGATGTTGTGAGAATTTATGGAGTCTTTGAATCAAACGGAACCGATACTCCAGAACCACCATCGATGACAACTGCATCAATGGACGGCCCCACATCAACCACCAATGATCTGATTATTGGTGACGAATTGATTGGATCCATTAGTGGAGCAAGAGCAATTTATATTGAGAAGAAGTCAGACACAAGTATCTACTTCATCTATAAGAACACATCAACATTCCAAAGAGGAGAGGTTCTTACCTTTGTTGACTCTGGTGTAAGTGCAATTGTATCAAACATTGATGTTGGTGATAAAAACATCACTCAGAATTATAAGTTCTCTAATGGTCAGAAGAAAGCTTTCTATGATACTTCAAGAATTATCAGAACCACAGATGCTCCAATCCCCCAGAACATACTGAAGATTTTCTATTCTAGTGGATCTTATGAGAGTGGAGACAGTGGAGATATTACTGTTGCTAACTCTTATAATGACTTCAATTACACCAATGAAATTCCACACGTTGATGGAGTTAGAGTTACGGATCTAGTTGACGCAAGGCCAAGAGTTTCAAACTACACAGTAAGTACCGGATCTCGTTCTCCTCTGGAGTTCTTCGGAAGGTCCTTTAATGGTGGACAACACAGTTCTAAAAACATCATTGCTTCAGATGAAACAATGGTATGTGACTATGATTATTATCAAGGAAGAATCGACAGTATTTTCCTAACGAAAGACGGCCGTATGACCGTTAAGTATGGAAATCCATCTGACAGTCCCACCATTCCGGAACCAATTCCAAATGCATTAAAGATTTCTGATGTCATTCTTCCCCCCTATGTCTTCGATGTGGGCAATGTAAGGGTTAACTTTATCTCCCATAAGAGATATCAGATGACCGATATTGCCAAATTGGAGAAAAGAATTGCCAATCTTGAGTATTACACATCTCTGAGTCAACTGGAATCCAATGCGGCAAATCAATTTGTTCCTGATGCCAATGGATTGAACAGATACAAGTCTGGCATTTTCGTCGATAACTTTACATCTCTGGATACACAAGACCCTGGACTTGGGATCAGAAATAGTATCGATAGAACAAATAAGGCACTTCGTCCATCACATTATACCACAAATATTCAACTTCAGATTGGAAACACAACAATTGCCGGAATTGGAACCACAACAAGTGTCAATTCTGATTCCCGTTATGCGGACATTCTTGGATCTAATGTTGCAAGATCTGAACAAGTTATTACTCTCGATTACACAGAAGTTAACTGGTTGACTCAAGAGTTCGCAACTCGTGTTGAGAGCGTCACTCCCTTCTTGGTGACCTTCTATGAGGGTTCATTGGCGATGGAACCCGATAGTGATGTTTGGATTGATGTGAACCGTCTTGAAGTCAATGAGGTCGTCATGGAAGGTTCTTTCAATTCCATCGCCGAACTGGTTGGAGCTGAAGTCACCACAGATGAAGATGGAAACAGAACTGGTGTGACTCCAATTATTTGGGGTTCTTGGGAAACCACAGGTGTCAATGTTGATGTTGACACGAGCACATCTACAAGTAGCAGCACATCCACCTCAAGCAGACAGGGAACACAAGGCGAAGCAGACGCTCTTGGATTGGATCGATGGGATCCAGCTGAGGGAGTTCCTCCCACTTTCACAGTGGAACAGGAATCCACAACCACCAACACCCATCTAACGACCAGTGTCTCTGTTGGCCTCGAACAAAGAAGAGAAGGTACTCAAATTACTGTTAATGAGCGAATTGACACCGAATCTCTGGGTGATGCGATCGTCAGCAGAGAAGTAATTCGGTTTATGAGATCTCGTAACATCGAATTGACTTCACAAGGTCTGAAACCATTCACCAGAGTTTATGCATTCTTTGATAATGTGGATGTTAATAAGTTTGTGATGCCGAAACTGGTTGAAATTCAGATGACTTCTGGAACTTTCCAGATCACTGAAACTGTAAATGGCGTGATGCCAACCTCTGAGGAACAAGAGGGTGTGGATGATAACACTTCTCCCAACATCACATTCAGGGTTGCAAACCCCAACCACAAGTTTGGTCCTTTCAATGCACCAACTGATGTCTTTGATAACAGTCCTTACAACAGAGAAGTTATCATTGAATCAAATTA